AGACTTCCCAGCTGTCCACCATGCACGCCTGCAGCTCGCTGAGCGGGAACACGGACGCGAGATCGTCTACGAACTCACACATCAGCAGGTTCTGGTATTCGTCCGGGCTGTACTCCATGCGCAATTGGTCGAGGTCGAACAGGTTACAGCCGCCGCGCACCGCATCTTCCACGGTGACTATCTGGCGGTATTGCCCGTCTGCGCACAGCAGGCCGGGGGCCAGATTGTTGTGGGACAGGTCGATGTCCACCTTATCGGCTTTGTTGCGCCCACGGTTGAACAGCGCACCGGACCAGAACGGATAAGCACTGTGTGTCAGACTGGATGGCGTGGAAAAATAGGTCTGTCGCCATTTCTTGTGAATAGCCATACCGGAAGCCACTTTGCGCAGCTCCTGGAATTTCGGTATCCAGAAATATTCATCCAGATACAGGTTGCCGTGGTAACTCTGGGCCGTGCGGGCATTGGTGCCGAGGAAGTACAGCGTGGCCCCGTTAGGAAGCACCATCGGATCGCCTTTCAGCTCCACCTCCACTTCTTTGGCGAAGTCGATGATGTACTGCTTAAAGACGTGGGCCTGTGCCTTACTGGCGGAAAGGAAAATCTGGTTACGCCCGGTTAGCAGGGCGTCAATCAGGGCTTCACGGGCAAAATAGAAGGTCGCGCCGATCTGGCGTGACTTCAGCAGGTTGCGGATGCGGTTGGTTTTTCCGGCTTCCCACCAGTGGCGCTGGTAGTTGAACATGGAGGAATGGAAGATTTCTTCCAGCTTCTCAATCTGTTCATCGGTGAAAACGTTCTTTTCCGGCTGACGGCGCGGGCCTTTGTTGCGGTTGGCGACGTTAGGGTTTAAGTCGGCTTCGTTGCCGCCATTGTTAAACTTGCCGATCCGCGCATGGCGCTCCGACTGGCGCGCCAGCAGGTCAATCTCTTTGAAATCTTTCCCTTCTTTGTGCTCCTTCATAATGAGCTGGCAGTAGCGTGCGGCGGTGGTGAGCTGCATCTGATCCAGCGGCCCATAGTCGCCCCACTTGTCGCGTTTTTTCCAGCTGTGAACGGTTGCAACTTTTTCGCCCAGCATTTCAGCAATGCGGGCTACGCGGTATCCCTGAAAGTACAGCAGCATGGCCTGCCGACGGGGATCGAGATCTGCGGGTGTCAGTGTGGTGTTCATGGCACAAACCTACAGCCTTGAATGAAGGCTTTCCCCGCCTGCGGTTTGTGTGGTTGTCGGTACAAATACCGCGCATTGTTTCACTGCCCCCATCACCGCAACCATAAGGCTCCAGTAAGTTTTTTCTAACGGAGCACGGCTCATGACAGTGAAAGCAAAGCGTTTTCGCATCGGGGTGGAAGGTGCCACCACCGACGGACGCGAAATCCAGCGTGAATGGCTGGAACAGATGGCAGCCAGCTACAACCCGGCGGTGTATACCGCGCTGATTAACCTTGAGCACATCAAGTCTTATCTGCCGGACAGCACCTTTAACCGCTACGGCAAGGTGACGGCGCTGTTTGCTGAAGAAATCACGGAAGGTCCGCTGGCAGGCAAGATGGCGTTGTATGCCGACGTTGAGCCAACGGAGTCCCTGGTGGAACTGGTGAAAAAAGGCCAGAAATTATTCACCTCTATGGAAGTCAGCCCGAAGTTCGCTGATACGGGCAAAGCCTACCTGGTCGGCCTGGCTGCCACTGATGACCCTGCCAGTCTGGGTACGGAAATGCTGACATTCAGCGCCAGTGCAGCTCATAACCCGCTGGCAAACCGCAAGCAGAATCCTGCCAATCTCTTTACCGCTGCAGAGGAAACGGTGATCGAACTGGAAGAAATCCAGGACGACAAACCGTCCCTGTTTGCCCGCGTCACGGCGCTGTTTACCAAAAAAGAGCAGTCCGATGACGCCCGGTTCTCTGATGTGCATAAGGCCGTGGAGCTGGTCGCCACTGAGCAGCAAAACCTGAGCGCACGCACCGAAAAATCCCTGTCTGAGCAGGAAGAACGCCTGTCTGAGCTGGAGACTGCCCTGCAGGCACAGCAAACCGCCTTTAACGAACTGGTGGACAAGCTGAGTCATGAAGACAGCCGCCAGGACTACCGCCAGCGTGCAACAGGCGGTAACGCCCCCGCTGACACTCTGACCAATTGCTGATGGAGCACAAAACCCGATGAAGAAGAATACCCGCTTTGCTTTTAACGCTTACCTGCAGCAGCTGGCGCGTCTGAACGGTGTGGCAGTTGAAGAACTGTCCAGCAAGTTCACCGTGGAGCCGTCTGTACAGCAGACGCTGGAAGACCAGATCCAGCAGTCCGCCGCTTTCCTGACGCTGATTAACGTCACGCCAGTGACTGAGCAGTCCGGTCAGCTGCTGGGGTTGGGTGTTGGCAGCACCATTGCCGGAACTACTGATACCACCGCGAAAGAGCGTGAACCAGTCGATCCGACGCTGATGGTCGATGTGGAATACAAATGCGAGCAGACCAACTTTGACACGGTGCTGACCTACGCGAAGCTGGACCTGTGGGCGAAATTTCAGGATTTCCAGGTGCGTATCCGTGACGCCATCGTGAAACGTCAGGCACTGGACCGCATCATGATCGGCTTTAACGGCGTGAAGCGTGCGAAAACCTCCAACCGTAGTGAAAACCCGCTGCTGCAGGATGTGAACAAAGGCTGGCTGCAGAAAATCCGTGAGGATGCACCGGATCACGTCATGGGCAGCACCACCACAGGCGGTGAAACCACACCGGGCGCGGTGAAAGTCGGTAAAGGTGGCGAATATGCCAACCTGGACGCCGTGGTGATGGATGCCGTCAATGAGCTTATCGACGTGGTCTACCAGGACGATGACGATCTGGTGGTGATTTGCGGTCGTGAACTGTTGTCTGACAAGTATTTCCCACTGGTCAACAAAGAGCAGGAAAACAGTGAAAAACTCGCTGCCGATATGATCATCAGTCAGAAACGCATGGGTGGCCTGCAGGCCGTGCGTGCGCCGTTCTTCCCGCCGAATGCGCTGCTGATCACACGTCTGGATAACCTGTCCATCTACTGGCAGGAAGACACCCGCCGCCGTTCAGTTATCGACAACCCGAAACGTGACCGGATTGAAAACTTTGAATCCGTTAATGAAGCCTATGTGGTTGAGGACTACCGCTGCGCCGCACTGGTGGAAAACATCCAGATTGGTGATTTC